TGATCAGTATCCGTGATCACTTAGTTAAGTAAAATTAATAGACCTTTTAGACTTGTGTTACCAGCAATAGACTGAATCTCAGAATTTCCTAGTATTGTCTTCACCGAGTAACTGTTTAATCTATCCCCAATTAACGGTGGCACTGATGGTTTTCCAGCAATAATAGTTTGTGATACACCACCAACCCATTGCTTATAATCACCAAGGATAGACCAATTAACATGTCCAGGTGAAACAATATTTTGTGATGCTCTAGGGTCAAATTGTACAGATGTTTCTTCACCAGCACCAAATGTCATTTTCTGACCAAAAACAATATCTTTTTTGTTGTCTACAACTTGCTCAATAGTACCAGCACTCATTTGAATAGTACCACCACCATTAGATCCTGCCTGAATGAATACTTGTGATTTTCCAATTAAAAATAATTCTTCTTCAGCAGTAATAACAATTTTCTGTGCTTTAATATGTCTTTCACTACCGGTAGATTCTTCTACAATATCTCCATATGCAATAATGTTTAGTGCTTCATGACCATCATCACCACAGTTATATTCAATATGAGTTACTTGCTCATGTTTTTGTTGCTGTCCATGAGTGTGTATACACAATTTTCCACTAGAAGCACCTTTTTCTACATTTTTTTCTCCTGTAACAATAACAATAGATCCATTGTTTTGAAGTGAAAAAAACCCAGCAGTGCCTTCAGGACCATCTATTCTTAGTGTTGATGTCTGACCATCAGGATACATACGTTCATAAATCTGTGAACGAGTCAACACACCTTTCCAGCATGTTGTGAAGACAGGACCATCTTTTAAGTTCTGTGTTTCATCTGCCGTGGTTTGTTTGAAGATACCTGTGGGGTATTCATTAGCGGGTACAGTGTGTGACATTATGGACAATCAATATAACAACCAGTTCCGATCTTAGTAGATCCAACTGTAGTGAGTGCTTCAGTATCTAGGCATCTAAAAGATGGTAATAGTTTAGCACCATATCCACCACCACCAACGATTACAATCTCAGGGAATTTTTCAAATGTTAATTGTCTATCTAAAATTCTAGCGCCAACGACAAATCCATTTTCGTTGATAACTGCTTCCGCAACACCAAGTTGACCATTTATATACATATCAGGTTCTGATGTGTATCCAATTCCAGGTCGGATTATAGTAAATGCATCAATGATACAGCGAACACCAGATTCATTAGCAAGATTTAATTTATAACCATATCCAGGTGCTTTAACACGAATTTCTGTAATAAATCCATCCTGATCTAATAAAGGAGTAGCTACAGCACCAATTCCTTCACCACCAATGAAGACATATGGTGGTTCTGCCCAAGGATCTCCAGGTTGACTGATAGGTATTTCAATAATTCCCCCATTATCATCTGTAATAATATTTTCAGGAATAACTTCAGGAATAATAAATTCGTCTGTAGTTGTTTCTGTAGTGTCACCTAATCCATCATCCTCTGGTGGATCATTATTAATTTTTTCTTCAAGTGGTAACACTATCACATTTGTAGTAGCACCAGTTCCATTTACAGTGAATATAATTAACTCTTCTTCTTCATCATCTAAAGAGTCTTCTGAAATTCCAATCACTACTTTTGCAGTATTATTAATGACAACAAAAGAATCAGATGTTTTTCCACTAATAATATCATTAGAATCAATATCCCCTGTTAATGTATAGTATGCATATGTGCCATTTTCTACGTTTTTGGTAGTAATTGTATACTCTACAAAATCACCCTCATTAACAGATACTTTGTCAGCAACTACTTCATACGAAGGTAATGTGTCATCAGAAGGTGGTGTAGTATCATCAGAAGGTGGTGTAGTGTCATCAGAAGGTGGTGTAGTATCATCAGAAGGAGGAGTAGGGATATCTGCCACTACGTCAGGTGGGAAAACATTTGGTATATCTGGAGTTGGATTTGTTGGTCGGGGATAATATGGATCTCCTGGTTCTTTTACATTACGTTCCGTAATTACACACCTACCAACATTTTTTATAAACGTAGATCTAACACGACTGCCTTCACCAGGAGAATTTTTCTTTATAATGACATAGAAATCTTCGTCACCTTCTTTTTCTGATGAACTAAACGTTTTAATTGTAATATTTTTTACAGTTTCTCCTGGAGCAAATCCAAGAATACTATTATCAGGTAAGTAATCTTCATCTGGAGTAGCAGTTCCTTTCTTAGATGTTCTATAAGTCACAGATGAAGCAGATTCAATAAATCCAGTCCTAGTTACTTGGAATACAGCATCAAATCCTTCCTCAACAATAATATCAGATATCGTATAAACAATTTTTGGTGATACCCCGCCTTTAGATGATACAGTTGGTTTATTACTATAACGAGGAGCTCCACCAGTAAATCCAACTGTTGTAATTGATAATGGTTTCCCAGTATAAGCATCCGCACATGTATACTGACTAGAGTCAGATCCGGTAGCAGGGAACAAATTATCAATATTAGAAAGAAGATCATCTAAGAAATCATTTCCTTTTTTATCCTCTTTATCTTTTTTCTCTCCATCTGTGCAAATTTGTTTATATCCAGCACATTCATTATTCGGTCCAGAACAAGAAATGCCAAGTAAATTCAATACAAAATTAATTGCTCCACCTAAAATATTAAGTGGTCCGGCAATAGCACCAAGAATATCCTGAATAGGTCCAAGAACTTTTCCTAAGATCTCTTCCATCAAGGAATTAATTTTTGATAAAATACCATTTACTAGTGTGTCTACTTGACATGCTGCAGCACGATAAACTTGATTAACTAGACCCATCAAAACATTCGTCAAGAATTCCGCTAAACGGTCTCCAAGATCTGCCATTTTACATCCAAGATCTTTAAGAAGATTATTAAACCATTCTGTGACTGGAGTAAGAGCGTTTCCAGTTTCATTTGGATACAATACTGCTTTAATTAGATCCTTAACCGCATTAGTGAGTTTTTCAATCACAAAACCTTTTACCTTTGCGACAAAATGCCTGATCACAGTCATAAACTTATTGACATATTTTCTTGCTATGCCAACACCACTATTAATTGTTCCACTAACAGGACTAATTAAATATGTGCCAATATTTCCATTACTTTTTTGAACTTCGTTTAAAAATTCACCTAATAAAATTGTAGTTTTGTCTGTTAAATTTTGTTTGTCGCATTTTTCTGCTACAGATTGACACCATTTTTCATCATCTTGTCCATTTTGCATTCGTGCAGGTAATGGAACTGTATCATCACCATTTGGCAACGCACCAGTGGTTTTGTTTGCTTCTCCTTCTCCACCTTCCGGATTTTCTGGTGCTGGTTGTCCGTCTGTAACAGGATTTACCGGATTATCAACTGTATTATTGACTGTTCCAAAAGATGTGCTGCCATCAGGTCTCTCACTCTTAGAGATAGTTGTAGCACCAGGAGTTTGTCCAATAGAACCCATAATAATGGGTTTCTGCTTTAAGTGATCTAAGTAAAAACCAACAACCCAACACCCCTTAATAAGTTGTGGATGTGCTCCACCAACATTACCAGGCATGAAGGGCACATTGACTGGCATCATCACATTTGCCCATGGCAAGTCTGGCGTATCAAGTATCTCCTTACTTTCAGGATGATCTCCTACGATACGAACCTTAAAACGATAACCACCTTTGTTCGTTTTTTCTTCTTTGGCAGTTTGTTCGACTTGACCCACCCACCAATTAAACCCATCGTTTCCGATGCGTTGAGTAGGAATCAACTGTGATAATAGTTGGTCCATGTTAATTAATCATCAAAGACTTTACACTCTAGTGCGCTTGGTTCTGTTTCACAAAACAATTCTAAAGGTGAGGGATCATGATGATCTCCTGCTTCAATTTCTTCTTTGTGGTTTTCTACATAAACCTCAAGTTCATGAAGTTCACCTTCAATATGACGGCGTTGGTTGGAAGAAGTCATAGGATTGTCAAGGATCTCTTTATCCTTAGCAATGTGGGATTCGATGTTTTCCATAAGTAATTGCTTCTACGTTTTTATTTAGTGCCGTGGTTTGATGGTCTATCTTTAAGACCATATGAATCTCTCATGAGTCTGAGAGTTGTTGTGAATCTACCATTAGTTCCGACTGTAGTATCATAGGTATGAGTTGCCTCGTTGATTAAATAAGTTCCACTAGATTCTGTATCGTATTGATCTTTTCTTGCTTCAGCATTTGGAAGTTTACTCGATAACCTAATGTCAATTTTATCACCCGCACAAATATCAGGATTTCCAGGAATTACTATGGTGCATATTTGGTTCTTTAATAACTGATATCTCGCGAGAGATTGTGCAGCATAAAATTTCTGCCAGTCAGCAAACTTAGTTGGATCTGTACTACCATCTTTTGGATCGGGTGAAGCGGGGGTTTTTTCGTTATACCATGATTCGTGATCTAAGTAGATAGACATAATTCTACTCGGATAATCAGATAATTCAATCTGATTTGAGGGAATCAAAGTAATTCCTTCTTGACCACCTAGATGTGCCATATTATCATAACTGTCTTTAATCTTGTAAACATATTCTTCATACTGTCCTGTAGAGTGATTAAAGAA